AACTTCCATACACGAGGTGTTTTTCTATCAGGTAGTAAATGTAGCACAAATTCTTCTGGACCAGTCACGTCATCTACAGTAACTATAAAGAAAACTGTAGGATCGTCTATACCTTGAGACTCTGCTACTTTACTTATTTGAAGGGCTGTTCCAACATTGGTGGTTTTATTAGATTCACTATTTGCAATTAATTTAAAATGTTTTTTTGCCTTATCCATCTCTCCTCTAAATATGCTTTTAGTTTTATCTAGACTTACTGGCTTACCTTTGGAGTTTTGGTCTCTAATATAGGCATTGATATCGTGGATAACTCTGGCTTGAGTTCTTTCTTTTAAAGCATCAACATATCCATTAGCTATTCTGAGAATAACTTTTAGAGTCTCTTCTTCACTCTTGTTAGGATTTCTAGTTCCAAGAGATTGGAGAAATAAAGATGTTAAGCTGTTTCTTGCTGAAGAGAAGATAATTCTTTTAGTTTTTGTTACAGTAGGTATAAGCCCTAAGAACTGCATGCCTACTCTGTCAAATTTTTCCGAAATTATTCTCTCTATAGCTTCAACAGCTTTTAGAGATAAACCTTTCATTACTTGATTTCAATTCCTTCAGATTGAATAATTTTTTCAAGCTCTTTTGTTTGAGATTCTTTATTGGCTTCTGCTTCCCATTTCTTTAGAATGCTATCTACCAATCCTTTTTGTTTTGAGCTGGTGACTTTCTTATGGTTTGATTTCATTTGTTTTTGAGACTTTCTAAGCTCAGCTAGTTCAATAACGGCTTTTCTCAAGTCAGTTACTTTAGGTTTCTCACCCTTAGCCACTAAAGACTCTAGCTCATTAATTCTTTGGTCAAGCTCAGAGCCTTGCTCTTGGTCCATCCCTTCCTCTTGCATTTGAGCCATCTCATCTGGACTCATAGCCTCTTCCATTCCAGGGTCCATACCTTCTTGAGGTGGAATAGGTTCTCCAGTCTGAGGATCGATCTGAGGCTCTCCACCCATTCCTGCTTGAGCTTGCATTGCTTCCATTTCAGCCTGCTGTTGCATTTGCTGTTGTTGAGCTTGCATTTGACCTTCTTTAAGACCATCTTCTTTTCCAAGACGGTACATTCTCTCCGCTGTCTTCATAAATTTAGACCTGAGATCTAAATATTTAATTTTGTAATCTACGCCAGCCATTTTATTACTCCTTATGATTCAATATCACTTTCTTCTAAATAATCTTCAAGATAAATTTTCATTAATTCCAATCGTGCCTCACCCTTAACTCCATCATAGAAAGCTTGAGCAGCAGCAGGGTTTGCTTCAGCTAAAACTTGCATATGTTGAAAAAAGAACTGATCTCTTTTATAGTTCAATGCTGGATCTAAAGCAGCACCTGGAGAGTCTAGAAAAAATCCTTCTATTTCCCCAACTGAACTGTAGGCATCTAGAGCTTGTCTATAAAACTCGTTAAAAGGAACATTACCAGCCATAGAAGGACCGACAGGCTCTTTACCTGTATCTTCCATAACTTCATCGTATGTCATATGGATTGGTTGATCAGTCTGTAGTCTTTGAGACTCTTTCTCTCTTGTCTCTGCATCAAAACCAGCTAGTACAACATCACATAACTGAGAAAGCTCTGGGTCAATTAAAGGAAGAACTTTGTTGTTTAAAAAGTTTTCCCAGTGATTAACTAGAGGTCTAAGCCCTGCATCACGAGCAGCGGTAAGTTTCCATTCATTGTTTGCTTCAGATAGAGACTGTTGGTTAGACCCACGAGATAAGTGAGTAAATCCAGGAAGTTCATCTGGAGACATCATGAAAGCAGACAAGATATTTCTAGTAGTTTGATCAAATAAATACTCAAACTCACCATCTTTTTTGTTCGGCATAGTAGATACCCATTGTACGGTATCTTCCTTGGAGACCCCAAAGATTGGTACTCTAAATGAATTTTCTACATTGTTGATAGATGCATTAAATTGTTGTTTTACATCTTCGATTACAGCTTGATCAATTTCATCTGATTGAACAACCAGCATACCCTTGGCAGCTCTACCGTTTTGGAAATAAAGCTTATTATATACTTCAATTGAAGAGTGTGTTGTAACAGATGTAACAACTGTATCAAGAGGTGTAACAGGATATCCGTTATGCTCCACATCGGTAGATGGAAACATATTATAAACAATCATTTCTTGAGGAGTAAAAGCCTGTCTTGGAAAACCTTCAACAACCTGAACCCAGTCATATTGGTCCTGCTCAAGTATGTCGGTGTCAATATCTATACCATGCAAATCCTTGAGTAACCTAATAGAAGATCTACGTACTGATTCAGCAGCGTCACCGTTTTTGATTGAGTGGTAAATAGTACCAGCATCAACTGGTCTAAATCTATGAAACTCTTTATTGTCTTCATCTGAATAGATGATTTCCGTAGCAAACCTACCGAAAGAAAGACCGTTTCTTGTTTGTAGATCCATAAACTCAGGGAGAGTCATTTTTTCTTTTTCGTCCAAATCTTCTGTGTAACCACAATTGATTAGGATTTTTAGTCCTCTATCGATTCTTTCCTGAATTTTAACCATTTGCTCTGGTTCAATAATTTTCTTAAACTCATCTTTTAATACAAGGTCAATACCTAGATCGAATCTGTCTTTTCTGACATGACCGAACATTGACATCATATTTCCACGAGCACGTAGAATAGCAGCGACTAAAAGGTTATTTACACGAACAGCCTTAATTACGCTATCAGGAAGTAATTTACGCTTTATCTTATAGATACCAGCATAATTATCTCTTTGCCTTGGGTCTTCAGTTACGGCAAGTCTAGGAACTTTTCTCTTGTTATTAGCAGATCCAACAGCGTGTTTAATTAGATCTGGAAGAAAAGCAGATTTTTCAATTATATGTCTATTAAATTCATCTTGTTTAGACTGAATTGAATCAAAGACCATTCCTTTCTTTTTTTCATCTTTTTTAATATCATCGCTCATTTGTATATCCTTATTCGCCTAAAGCATAGAAAACACTAGCAACACTTTCAGATTCATTAGTTACCTGAGCTGAGTATGAGTTACCACTTTTAAGGTATAAACCCTTTTTAAGTTTAGTACCACATGTCATCGGCTCGATGTCTCCAGCGTCATTCCCATCAATTTCTAGGCTTAATTTATTATCTGTTTCAATATATATGAAGTTTTTAGTGTCATTATATATACTTAACTGAGTTAGAATTGCAGTTTCTTCTGGTAAACTCTTAATTGAATAGATTTCAATATAGTCTGGATTAACATCTGTAATCTCATATATCCCAAAAGTAACTGAGCTAAATCCAGCGGTGATATCTACTTTTTCACCTTCTTGAACACCAGCTTGTGAAAAAATCTGAATTTCATCGGCAAAACTAGCTCCTAGAACAATTGGACCTTCAGCAGAAGCACCTTCGATTTCAACTTGAAAGTTTGTAGCATCAAAACTCAATATCTTATATTTACCCTGGTTTGCGGTGTTAAATGCAGACCCTAGCCTTACTATATCTCCTACCTGAACTCCTCCAGAAACTAGGTCTAAAGCGGTTCCACCAGTAGATTCAAACTTGGCAATTGGACCGTTTATAGTAACTGTAACCTCAGTGGTAGCATCGGCTCCAGTAGTCCTGGCAGTCCTAAATTGAGGTGCTGTACCTCCATTGTGGCTGATTCTATACGTGTTTGAAGTACCTGCTTTTAGAGCGATATCATAGGTTGTAGTTCCATCGTCAGAAATAGAGGTTATTCCAGAAAAAAGACTTAAAGTCTCTCCTGGTTGAACATCTACACACCTTGACTCAGGCTCATTGATATCATTACTTTGTTGATCAAGAGTCCACTTCCAATGGCTTTTACTAGGGTTGTTTGTCGGAACTTTGTCCTTATAAGCGTTTAAATGGACCAAAATGTTTAATAAACTCATTATTTTCTCTCCAATTTTCTCAAGACTATATCTTATAGATTGTTGTTTTCGTCAATTACCATAATATCTTCTTTTTTGAGCCACTTTTTTTCGCAGAAGTAGGTGCTTTAGTGGTTAAGCTTGCGATTTTCTGTTTCATCAAGTCGTTATTTACATTTTTAGCCATCTCCTGAAGGTCTTCTGCTGATGTAACTAGTTGTTTTTGCTTGTCTTTTGTTGATTGACCAGCCACACTGAAACTAGGTTTTGCACCTTTTGAGAACAGGTTTTGGAATGGATACCTAATGGAGTCCATTATATCCGATACACCTTCCTTATCGTGGAACGGAACACCTTCTCTAATTTCACCCTTGCCGTCTGTAGCCCACCTATACTCTCCAAAGGCATTTATTACAGGTTTATTATTCGGTGTGTCAATTATATAGTATTTTCTATTATTTGTTGAGTCTACAATCTTACCTTGCAGTGCGGCAATTCCAGCGGCTACGTCTTTAGTAAATTTAGGACATTTCCACCCAGCTTTTCTTCTGAGGGTTTTGAGGTATGCAGGGTAGTTTTGATCAACCCACCATTTATCTACAGCCCAGCCATCCTGAAGTTCTTTACCGTATTTAACTATATCGTCCATTTCTAAGCTTTGAGCCATGAAGGTGTCCATATGCCAGACCTCTCCACCTGGAATTAATGCAAGTATAGGTAATACAGTCCAGTCTGTAAAACCCCAGTCACCACCACCTATAAAGATGATACCTAAATCAAGTATATATTGCTTTAGCATTCTAAAGTCACATGGGGTTGTATTTCCTGAGAGTTTCTCCCAGGCTTGTTGTACAGATAGAACATTTTGCACGGAATCGAAGCGTGGATACACCAATCCACTTGATGATGGTTTATTACACAATAGCTGAGCATCAGCCATATCAGCATCTAGAGTC